CTGAAATTGAAGTAGAGTCCATTGTCTGTTTATTTTCACTCACATTTTTTTCAGCCATAAAACTCGGCATTTGTTGTTGCTGCTGAATGGGTGGTAGTTGTGGTACTTGAGATGGTCCCGAATCATTCGGTATGAAATTGGTCGTATGGTTATTATTAAGGTTAACCATACCATCCCCATTATCAGAAAGGTTCATTGTGTAAACGTCCGTCATATAGTATACATGTGTTTTTCGTTTTTTTACGTTTACGCGTTAGCCTGGATTATTTACGTAAAGTATAGTTTGGGTACAAACAACCAAATGTTTTTACTATTCTGGGTAAATCGTTTAATTCGTCAAAATCAGACATGTCGTGATCAATATAGACCGTTTTTGTTTCGTGACAAACATCGACTAATACACGGTACCCATCGTCTGTATTATACGTAGTACCGTTTATCTCGTTAAACGCTGGATATACCAGTGATATGTTTTTAGATGTTGGTGTATGTGTTATGTTTAAAGCCGTACAGATTTTTCTAGATAAAACTCGTATCATTTCTTCTTAGTAATTTTTAATGCAGTCGTCTTTTTAACTGCATTTCTATCACCTATTTTCATGTTACCGTGTTTTGGATTAAACATCTTCTTATGTGTTTGCCAATATTGGGGTGCACCAACCTTAAAGTTTTTTCTAATCTTTGCTTTATACCAAAAAACACAATCTTCTATTCTATTACTCTTAGACGTATTATCTAATACCAAACACTCATAATTTTCAGTACAAGAGTCCATAACTTTATTGAACATTTCGAACGTTGGAAATATACCAAAAAAGTTTTTGAATAGTTTCTCACGGTTTTGAATGATATTTTCACGTAAAATGAAAACATAATCTATATTTGCCCTGAGTGCTGGTGGGAGGTCCATGCAGTATTGCATAGTTAACATAAAAAATATCTTCCAATGGCGACCGTTCATAAAACATTGACGAATACACGTATCTTTCATAAATTTTGAATCGTACATACAATCGTCTAAAAGTAAAAACGCTCCACAATTCGGTTTACCTGCTCCAACAAGTTTCCTCTGTCTATCCATAACTCGTTCAATAGCTTCCCTATCGTAATCTCCATATATAAACAAGTCTGGTATATACTGTTGATAATAATGATTTCCTTCTTCCGTTGCCGATAAAACTATTCCTGCTGGTAAATGCTTTTTGTGATACAAGATATCAGTAACAAGTGTTGATTTACCCGTGTTACGTTTTCCTATGAATACACACACCTTATCATCGGCCATACCCTCGGGTTTGAATTTTCGAAGTTGAAGATTCATCTAATCTAGTATATTGCCTCGTTTTATTTTATAAAATTTTACTCACATACAATAAGAATGGCTGGTAGAATAAACCTCGCTATCACAGGAGCTCAGGACCAATGGCTTACTAACGAACCCGAATTTTCCCATTTCCTGATGAACTATAAAAGGCATACAAAGTTCTCAACCGAAAATATAGAAACTCCTTTCGATGGTGATCCAAATTACGACACGTCCGTAGAATGTCGCATACCAGATAATAAAGGTGATCTTGTACGAAGTATGATGCTTAAGTTTACTTTACCTCAACCTACCGTACCTAATAAATCATTTATAGTGACCGCCTCTGATGGTAAATATTTTATAGACGGTGATGAACAGGCAACACTTACATTGTACGAAGGTACAACGTATACCTTCAACAATGCAAGTCACCCAACACACCCGTTTAGGTTTTCTACAACGGCACCTAGTAATTCTGATTACACAACTGGTGTTACTGACCCCGGTACAGCTACAGTCACGTTTACACCGACTTCAACTACACCATCAATTTTATACTATTATTGTTCTGCACACTCGAATATGGGTGGTCAGATAAATGTGAAAAGTCTTAGGTACCGGGAATCTATAGGTGCGCAGATAATAGAACACGCAGACTTACGTATAGGTGGTCAAACAATTGAACGTATAACCGGTGATTATATATACATGTACAATCAAATACACCACACACAAGACGACACTGACCAGGGACTTTATTTTCTAACGGGACACGGACAATATATATCAACGAGTTCTGATTGGGATTATAGTGTTATGTTACCGTTTTACTTTTTCAGAAATCCAAGTTTATCTATACCCGTGTGTGCACTCACAAAACAGATGGTGGAAGTTGAATTAAAATTTAAAAAACTTGAAGACGTAACTGTTTCGTATACAAGAACAGATAAAACAATATCAAATCCACCTTTGGGTGTATCTTCATCTATAAAGAAAGTATCACTCGTGACGGATTTCTTTTTCGTGACGGAAGACGAGAAGAATTTCATAATGTCGAGACCTATTGAATATGTTATCACACAGCTTCAAGTATCACAGTTTAAATTAAAAGCCGGTATTTCTAAAAAGTCTGGTATGCTTAATTTTAAACACCCGGTAAAAGAAATGTTTTTTCTCGCTGTAAGTGACGACGTGTACAAATATAACCCAATAAAGAACGTTACAATGAAATTCAATAATAACATTATCATAAACGCAGATAACTTAATGTTAAGTTATGAACAACCTCTTAAATATTATACGGGGTTAACCAATAATAACTTCGGTGTATACAGTTTTTCCTTAAAACCTGAATTGTATTACCCAACAGGACAAGTTAATATGAGTAGAATAGCACATAACTTAATAGAAATAGAACTCGATGATCCAAGTGTAAATTTCGGACACAAAGTGTATGTGTATGCAGTTAACTATAACGTGTTACATATAGAAAGCGGTCTTGGGGGTTTAAAATTTTAGTGAGTTATACTAGTAATGGCTGGTCGTATTCAATTAGAAACATCCGGTCCACAGGACGCTTTTTTTACAGATGATCCCGAATATACGTACTTTGTAAAAAATTTCGAAAAACATGCCAATTTTGCACCGTTCATGACTGATTTGGATGTACATGGCGATTTGGAATTTGGGAATACGTTAAGGTGTACGATACCACAAAACCAAGGTGATCTCATAAAAACAATAAGTTTTAAAATAAGTCTGGACGCCATAGATCAAACAATAAAAAGTGCTTTACACGCTAACACAACATCTGTTAATTGGAACGAGTCTATAGGTCACGCGATGATAGAACACGTAGAACTTTTGATCGGTGGTAAAGTTATTCAGAGACTCACGAGTGATTTCTTAGCTATATACTTCGATAATTATGTAACACAAACCAAACAACACTGTTTGGCAAAACTCGTAGGTAAACCACCGGAAGAACGTTCGGGAACATCTGCTATAAGTACATCTATCGGTGGTTATCTATCGTCGTCCGCTCAAAACTTATTTGTTGATGTACCCTTCTATTTTTATAATAACCCAGAACTTGCTATACCAATTTGTGCGATAGATAAACAGGAAGTCGAAGTTGTTGTAAAACTCCGTGATATAGATGAGTGTATACACTCTATAAGAAGCGATTCACCGTACAACGGATACATTTTATACACGGGTTTGAAACCAAAAAATCTTATAAAAAGTTTCAAAGTTACGACGGAAATGATATCATTAACGGATAAAGAAAAGAAATATATTAAAACAACACCGAAAGATTATACAATTACACAAATACAAGAAAGTCGTTCCCAGATAGAACAGAGTAGCGATCTTAATCCAGTCGTTATAAAACACAAACTTAGATTTGTAAATCCCGTTAAGGAACTATTTTTTATAATTCAAGGTACCCGAAAAACTGTAGATGGATTTTACAACGCAACATTTGACTACGATAATTCCTATAGGGATATAGATAGTGTGTACATTAACTACGAAAACCTAAAGAAACTCGAACTCCAACTCGACGATTCGTACCCCATAGAGGGTGCTTCAGGTGAATATATAAACTTACGAGCCGTTCAAAGTGGAATTCATCATTCAAGAACACAACTGTTTAGAAGGTATTATTCGTATAGTTTTGCTTTGGAACCCGAGCGATGGTACCCTACAGGTCAGGTTAATTTTAGTTTAATTAAAGATCAGGATTTGAAACTAACTTTGAACGCGGAAGACGAGTGTAAAAGAGAACTTAGAGTTTTGGCACATAGTTATAACATACTCCGAGTGGAGAACGGTACTGCAATAACACTGTTTTAAAAATGAATCAACAAGAAAAAAATGCAACAATGCAACTATTAGAACAATTTCAACAAACTGCTATAGATGTAGTCCAACCTGTTATGGAACAGGCCATCGTATGTGCAGCCGAATACGCAAAGGCGTGTGGTCGTGATATCATACTCTCTAAAGACGTGGAATACGCGATGAAATATTGCGCAATGAACGAGGTTGGTAAAAAATCAGGGTCATATTTTCCAGAGATTTATGAGGAATCTGAAAGTGATGAGGATGAAGATGAATTGGAAATCGAAGACGAAGAAGATATAGAATTTGTAAGATATTCAGGTCGTGAATATAAGTATGTTAAAATGAACATGTCGTACGATAATTGGGATACATGGGTGCCGAAAAACCCGACAGAACAGATGTTAAAAAATGCTATAGATAGTAATGGATATCTCTGAAGAACCAGAAGGATGGATAGACTCAAGTGATAAATATTTTAAAGTGATAGGTGATAATAGTTCCTCATCGGGTGACGATACAGATTCCGAAACTGAAACCGAAACCGAATCTGAAACCGAATCTTCATCAGGGTGTAGTACGTCTTTTAATGAAGGAAGTGTCAAAATATTAAAAGGATACATGAAAAATACGAAAAAATATAAGAAAATTTTATTCGAGGAAGATTTTCTCCCAGAATAAAATGTATATTTATAGTATAAAAATGTCTATCGCTAAAGAAACTATTACACTTGTAGCATCCGAACTCGAAACTCAATCTCTCAACGCCATCGTTGCTGGCTTCTCATTTGCTGCCGCCCTTTCGTGGATGGACTTGGTGAGATGGTTGGTTAACCAAGTCATCAAGGTCAATAAAAACGGTGGTATGAACTACACCCTCACTGCCTTGCTCACAACGCTTTTGTCTATCACTGTGTTTATCATCGTGTCTAGAGTGTCCAAAAAGGTCAGAAAGCCAGCGCAACCAGTCTTCGCGGTTACTCGATAATCTTAGAACGTGGTTTTTTTATAATCATAAGTAAAAATAATCCAGTTGCAATTACCATCATTATTGGTATAAAAGAATCCCAACTATGTACATCCTCAAATTCCTTGGGGATTTCCATAGGTGTTGGTAAGGTCTCGTCTCGTCTATATTTAGGTATATTCACGAACTTATCAGTAGTACAAGTAACGGCAAGTTTTAGTATATGATTTGCATTTCTAAAATTATAAGGTATGAGACGATTATTACTACTATAGTAAAATTGTACACGTAAACTCGATATTGTTTTTTGCGCACCACTATCGAAATTATGCTCTACAGCATCATCTACACCGGAATAATTAATCACGTCTCCACACATTAGTATTCGTCCAGTATAAAAAGGTATATCTGAAAATATAGTTTTGTTAAATTCGTCCGATCCACTGCTCAGCTTTACAATAATACCATCCGCGCCTTGTAGATTAACACTCCCGGTCTCTAATGTATAAGGTGAAGTTTGAGTAGAATCCACATCACTTGCAGTTAAACCTAAAATATCATGTGGTGTGGTTTTACCAGTTACTAAAGTGTTACTGTACCCGTTCGTTCCAGTATAAAACTTAAACGTAAATGGGTTATTTGCCGTAAAAGTTATCGCATTTGTATCTTTATCAAACGTTGAACTTTGTATTTTGCTACTCGAGTTTGCTACAACGTTAGAAGCTAAATCTAGACCGTTATAGTTACCGTTGGGTATAGTTATCTCATAATCCGAACCACCTGAATTTAAAGTAAATGTGTTATTTCTTTCATTTATCAAATACTGACTATTATGTATACGCGCTGATATCAATGAGATCTTAGTAACGTCATAAATTGGTGATTTTAGAGAAACAACGTAGTCTGCCGGGTTTGGGTAAAATACAGGATCTCTTTCACTACTATCTATATCTAGAGTGTGTACCTTCATTAAAATATAGGAGCATTATTTTAATGAGTGTTTTACATTATTATTTATTATATTTGATTACGAAATGTTATGTGACAATGGGTTACCCATAAGTTGACGCTTTGCTATGTCTAAACCAGTAGAGGATGCATTTGGATTTTCCATTCCCTTGTATGCGTTGAATTGATGATAATCGTTATTTCTGTATTGTTGTGTCCATGCACCGTCTGCTGAGTTCACTCTACCATCTATACGCGAAGTATCCGAACGAACACTTGTTACCATGCCACCTTGATTGAGTGGATCAGCTCGGACATTCATACGACCCGCGCCGGGTGTACGACCCACTTTACCTCTTCTGTCTGTTGGCCTGAGTCCAAAATTAGTAAGTTCTTCAACTGTGTACTTATCACCGAACGTACGTTTTTCGCCTATTTTAGTAGATGGTGAATTCAAGTAACCGTGTGAGAATTTGTTAATACCTGGTGCTGGTGCATTGGAATATGCGTAAGCTTCAATATTACCATCCTTCTTGTTTCGAGTTGGTTCCGCTGCACGAGTTAACGCCGAAACGTTTCTCTTGGGTGCAGCTGTACTTAATGTATCCGTTCTAAGACCAGTTTCTGAACGATTTGTTGTACGTTTTGTTCTTTCCTGTTCGCCTCTTGGTACTCTACCCGACATTCCCTGGGCACGTCCAGGAACGGGTGGAAGTCTTCCAAAAAGAAACGATGTTTTCTCTGGTCTGTTATTACCAAGTTCACCCGCAACTCCTCGTCTACCACCTTTTCCATCAAAGGCTGGACCAGAACGCCCTGGTAAAGTTGTAAGTCTGTAAGCACCGACATTTTCTGGGTTAACTCTGAATAATTGTTGATGACCACCGACTGCTGGTACATTTGGATCAACTCCCAAACCTGGACCAACTTGTTGGTGTTCGATTGGTGAAAGATTATTCATTCTACCACCGTCGTACATCATACGATTCCTCATATCCAAAACTTCGCCACCGGACGAACGAGATTGTGGAGAAATATCTCCAAATGTTGACATCTCTTGTTTTGATGAATAACCAGGTTCGACTAATGGTGATGGTGCACCTAAATATGAATCATTGATTGATATATCTCTACTGTATAAATCATCAATTGGTGGTGGTAAAACTTCTTCCTGTCCCTGTATGGAATTTCCTTCAACTGTGTATTTTTCATCCGATTTGCTCAATTTACGACCAGCGTAAACGAGACCTGCTATAGCCAATATAGATATAGGGTCAGCCATTCTTACTTGTTATTAACATTTTTATTGATATATCTTTGCTGAAATAATCCATTTTGAAGTTCGGCTCGAGTGCTCGATGGTTCGTATGTTCTCGTTCTAAGGGGTATTTTACAAGCAACATTCTGGAGTGGGTGGAAATTTTTTTCGTATGTTTTTGCTAATATTTTATTAAATCGTGAAGTTGACTGTGGTCTAAGAGCATCACTCACTTCTATGTGTTGAGCTGGGGAACCTTTACCTGCCATGTATGGAGCAGTTCCGTACAACATTGTATTTGGTCTCGATGAACCATAATTTAAGGTACTGGGCTGAGGATATACAAAGACCTCTTCAGTTGCACAAACGGATGGAACCGCTTTATCGCTGACCATTTTCATTCCTGGTTGAAGTTGATACGCCATTTACTATTACAAAACATTTTGTTTATGAAAAATCGAGTATCTACTAATGATGAATATAATGTAAAATTAGGCAGAATGACCAACTGGTAATCCTGAACCTCTGTGCATACCACTTCTCTTATCCCCATTTGGATCTAATCCCGCAAACGCCTCGAGCTGAACACCTCTAGCATCTGGGTCACATAAGCGTGGATCTTGTCTACATGTTGTTTTTCCTTTTAATCCATGTATAAATTCATAATATGGATCGTTACCTAACGAAGAATTCGCGGTTGGTGTAAATTGTCTCGCTAAAGCATTTCTTTGGAAACGTGGTAATGTTGATCTCGAACGAGAAGGTCCATATTGTATACCATTTGTTATGTAAGAATCCGTATTTTTCTGAACGGTTGGTCCAAAACACGCACTTGGTCTATCTGGTCTGTCAGTATAATCAGTCATGAGTACATTAGCACATGGGTTATCCTGAGTAGGCATTTGACAAGCCGATCCGAATTTACCATGCGCTGACCTGGGTGGACCCTCTTTTATCATATCCGACTGTTCCATTATGTAAAGAACGCCCAAAGCTGTACCCCCTAAAACGAAAATACGTATGTCTCTATTAATAAGGTATATTATACACGTTGCATAAATGATAAATCTCGCTGTGGCATTAATTCTCTCTTCTGAAGAGAGAGACTTTGATGGCCAAAATTCTAATACTTTATCTGTACGAATGAGCTGTTTTGGGTCTTCGAACCAAGAAGTCATTTATATATATCAAGTTTATTTTTTACCACCTAACATGCCACCTAGCATACCCTGCATGGTTTTCATTAAAGCAGCTTCATCCAATTCACCATTTTCACCGGAACCCATTTTGTCTGCACATTCTTTAGCCACACTCTCTATCATTGATAGAGTGTCTTCTGGGATAGATTTTATAGTAGTCCCTAACATGTAAAGCGTTTGTACGTATTGCCAAATAGCATTTTTTGTATTATCTGAACAACCCGACCAATGTTTTTCGAGATTAACACCTTTCATGAAATCGAGATTCTTAGATTCTTTAATGAAAAATGTTTCGTCCTTAGACGAAATCTGATCTGCGTATGGTGTCACGCCGTTCATAAACCCATCAACAACCAGTCGTGGATTTGTTTCTTTCATCAAATCAAAAGCTGATAAACACTTTTTCAAACCTTTTTCTTCTGGAAACGTCTTATGAAGTTCCACAAGAAATTGCCCCATCATTTCGTTAAATGCTGAAACGGATGTCATTTTGTATATAATATATGTTAGATATCTTTAAGCTAGAAAATTAAAATGGTTCTGTACTTATACTCTCTTTCTTACCTAAACCATTAGATACGATAAAAAATACTAAAATAGCAACGAGTGCGGCTGGTTTTGTATACGCGCTAACCGCGAGTTTACCTTCGTTATTAAGTTTCGATTTGAAATGGATATATCCTGCTGTTATAAATCCAGCGATCAACCCTGCCCAAGCTGGATCTCTTAAATAATCTTCGAACTCCATTTACTTATACATGATGTTTTTTTGGCGGGATTCGGCTGCATCTGGAAAAAATACACCGTCATCATCCTGTGTGCGTTGCATAGGTTTTTGAGATTGTGGTGCAGTATTTATAGTTCTAAATTCGTTATTCATGAAAGAGCTGTTATTT